AAGAATAATGTGGGAAAGAATACTAAAACAATCCGATATGATAGAAAAAGAAAACAGTCCAATTTTGGACTCACTAGATGAAAAGAAGAGAAAGCGATTGAAGAAGACTCTACAATCGGCAGAACCAACTGAATACTTTGGTCAAGATTTCACTCGAATGGGTGAACTCATTGACATGTTAAGAGAGTTAGACTTGGTTAAATCCGATGATAAGATGAAAAAGAAGTTCGACGGCATTGACGAAAGGAACATTGATATGGTGGCCCTATCTAGCAAACTTCGTAAGGAGTACGAAGTCTTGTATCGTCAACTACGAGAAGTCGTATATCCAAAGAGAAAGGGGGACTTGAGAGATGAGTGAAAATAATGAAGACATGCTGATTATTCTAAAGGAATTAGTCGGTAGAATTAAGACTCTAGAACAAGCAGTCTACAACAAAGATAACCTGCTTATGAAGTCGGGCTTTGTTGTTGTCGATGGCCCTACTCCATCCATGTCAAATCAATCTGTACCGGATGCTGATGCTATCCATAAGATGAGTTGGAATGACATTGAAAAGTTCGTAAATGGGAGGAACTGATATGCCGGAAAAAATGACAAAAGAGGAAGCACAAATTAGTCGAGCAATTAGATTGGTCCGTAAAGCAAAGGAAGTTCTTCAAGAAGAAGGTAGAGAAACTCTACCATTGGAAATAGAAGACCCCGATGTTAAGACTAAGAAGCCAAAGGCAGAAAAAGACGATACTAAGATTGAGAATGATACAGGTACTCATTCCGGATATGGTCTTGCTGGAGATATTAACGACGCTTGAGTGATTCGATGGCGACCACTGGCCTAATGTTCGAGAAGGATAAGGCTCCTTTATCTAACGAAATTTTATCTCTCTTCGAGGAAACTAGAGTCGCTTATCTATCTGCAAAATCCGACCCCAAAGAGTATGGAGGTCGGTGGAGAAATATACTTGAGAAGATTAAAGAATCGTATGATAGCCTTAGTCCTCTTGGTAAAGAACTCAAAGAATATTTAGATGAGCGTCACCTTGAGGCTGATGATACAGGCAGTCCTACAAGTGGCTCTGCTAAAATCGTCTATGATTCTGTTAAGCAAATGAGATTCGACTCCGAGAATGTCAACGACCCATTCTCTAAGAAAATGAAAGGTAATGTACTAGAATCTCTACTATCGAATGTAGATGTTTTTATGAAGTTCATTCACTATGCTATTAGAAATGGTGATGATGCCTTATCTTCTAAACTCTATAATGAATTAGAATATCAAGGTGACGAGATAACTGATGGTTTGGAAGGACTAGACTTGGCATTAGATGATGTTCCTCTTTTTGTTATTGAACACTACGGCGATGATAAAGATAGTAAGAAGGTGAATTTTAAATTCAAGAATGCGCTAAAGGAACTCAAGAAGGTATTTTTATCCGGACACTCCGAAGAGGACTGGAGTAAATTAGTTGGAGTAGAATTAAAGAAATCAATGAGTGCTATGATGGCTCAAGAATTAAAATTCAAAGAAAGAATGGAAAACCCTACTATGAGAGTAGAAGAAAAACCCGATGTGACTCAAAATGTAGCAGTAGTTGAAATGGATGCTGATGTTTCGGGAGATTGTTGCGAGCAGTTAAAACAGGACTACATAGAACTCAAACGAGAAATGTTTGAATCGTTTATTGCTCATCATGGTTCTTGGGAAAAATTTACACAGGAAACTGGCCGCAGGTATGAAGATACTCCGGAAAATGAATTAAAAGAATTAACGGAATACTTTAACTCACTTGACTGTGAGGCATTGTATGAATTTATTAGTGACATATTTAGCGAGAATACTAGACCCAAAGAACAAGAAATTCTTGATAGATACGAAAGTTGTAATTCCTTTGGTTCGGACTTTTCGGATAAATACGCTATGCTTAAATCTAAAAAGTCCGAGGAAGAGAAGGCCATCTCCAACTTCCTAACTCCCAACAAACCAATGTATCGTATATTCGATATTGAAGATATGAATGAATTGATGGGATTCTCCGGAGATTATGTCGTACAAGAAAAGTACGATGGAATGAGAATACAAATTCATAAGATTGATGATAAAGTTGAAATCTTTTCATTTAACGGTAAGGACATTACTGAAAAATGTACTGAACAAGTAGCAGAAATGAAAAAGAAATCTTATGGCGACTGCATTCTAGATGCAGAACTAATTCTATTCGATGGTGATAAAGCCCTACATAGAGCAGATACAGTTGCCCATGTATTCAAAAATAAATACCCCGAAGCAAAACTAAGAGCGCATGTTTTTGACATAATGCGACACGAAGAAAAGAACTTGATGGATGATGAATTACAGATTAGGATTAACATTCTATTCAATAATTACTCGGCAAAGTCTTCCGATGCCATCGCATTCCCTTCTAAGAAAGATACTAGAATCGCAGATTCTTTGAAAGACATAGAAGAATATGCTAAGGAAATAATGGAGATGCCTACTGCGGAAGGAGTTGTTATCAAAGACTTAACTTCTACTTATTTCGTAGGAACTAAGAAAAATCCTAAGTGGATTAAGTGGAAGAAATTTGTAGATTTAGATATGCTAGTTCTAGATAAGAAGTCTACTAAGTCAGGTCTATTCTCTTATTCTTTAGGGGCTGGCCCAGTTCTAGAAGAAGGAAAACACATTGTAGAAATGAATAACAAACTCTACATGAATGTAGGTAAGGCACTAAATACCAAGATAGATGTTAAAGTTGGAGAAGTTATTAGAGTCAAGGTAGATGAAGTAAAAGAATCGGATGGTAGATTTACTCTCTATTCTGCTAAGGTAATCGAAGTTCCAGAGGCCGCTACTCCCGATAAGATTGTGACTTTAGAACTACTATCTAAGGATACTAAGCCGTCTTTGAAGTACAAAGTAGAAGCACTAAAAAAAGGAATAACAATTACTGATAACATACATGGTAGTGCTACTTTAATCGCTAAGAGCATGGATGGATTTACAATTTACGGATTTAATGAAAATAATCTAATGTCGAAGAACGCTATTGCAGACTTAGATATGTGGAAACAAGAAGCAGAGATGGCTCTAAAAACCATTCAAGGAAAATTAAGAGCGTCTATTAAGCAGTTTGTAAAAGGAAAGGGCAAGCCACAGACCATAGGAGACTTGCATAATTTTTTGGCTAGTAATCATGCAGGGGATTATGAATCAGTTCTAGAAAGCGATAAGAATAGGCTTGGTTCTTGGATACAAGCCTCGGAAGGAATGTCATATAGTGATGGTAAGATTTCTGTTGACGATAGTGAAATTCAAAAAGAGTCGGAAAAGGCTGAATTTAAAGTCTATTCTAGAAAGGATGGAAACTTGGACTTCATTGTAAATTACAAAGGAGAGAACTTATCTTGGTATATTGACCTAGACTCCGACGATGATATATTCTCTTTGTTTGGAAAGGCCAATAAATTCCCTGCTCAAATCTCTACAAATGTTTCAAAGGAGAAATTGATTGACCTTGGAGATGTAGAAATCGGAGTACAAAGACACGGATACCACGAATATATTCTAAATGGAAATAAGTTTGAAACTAAGATTCACTTTAGAGTAGTTCCTGTAGAAGGCAAGGATATGTGGTTAGCGTGGACAGGATATGAACAGAAGCCTGTTGATAAGGACACTGATGAAGGTATTTGGAATATTTATGAAGACAAGTTTAAGGACTTAAAATACACAAAACAACCGAACTAGTTAAATAGTGTATTTACAACAAGACGGCTTGAGCATCATGTCTATGATTATGTCTGCAATGGAGGAGAATGATTTCTCCATCTTGAAGGCATCGAATGATGATTTAATGATTGGCGGCTATGCTTCTATCGAAATGGTAGATAAGCAAAACGACTTAATCACTCTAAAGGCCCTAAATGAGGCAGTTAAGAAATTCATGGGACATAATAAGTTCCGCAATGTAATGACTAACCACTCCAATGTTCAAGTTGGAGAAGTAGTTGAATCTCATAGAGATAGCAATGGAAAACTATGGAAGACCCAAGTAGATGATGTTGGGTTCTTCGTAGTAATTAAATTAAGAGATGATATTGAAAAAGCAAAGGAAATAAACCGAGGAATTCGCAAAGGGTCGTTGAGGTCTTTTAGCATAGGTGGGCAAGCACTACAAAAAGTGAAGAAACACCATGATGATTTAGGGGAGTATAGTGAGATAAGCAAACTAGAACTTCACGAAGTCACAATATGCGAAAAAGGTATCAACCCCGAAGCGAGGTTCGATATATTAAAGGAGGACAAAACAATGAACAAATTAGAAAAAGCATTGGCTGAACTAGATACTCTTCTAGAAGAAGTTAATACTCTACGAAAAGAAGAAGAAGAACCGTCAATGGAGCGAGGCGCACCTCACCCATTGGACGAGAAGATGGAAGATGAAATGATGGATACCGAGTATATGGAATACACGGATGAAGCAAAGAAGGCCACTACACTCGACGGAAACGAAGAGACTAACCTTGGCGGTGCTGGAGAATACATTGAAGATGCCGGAGAACAAGCAAAGAAAGAAGGAATGGTTTCAAAGAACTTCACTAATGATGAGTTTAGAACCCTTAACC